ATGTACTTACTATATTTACTATATTACTTACTATATTATGTTATATAAGGATATATAATATATAAGTATTAGGTATATAAATATGGCGTTGGTCGTAAAATTCGCTTTTGTATATATTATTTTGATTAATATTTTGGTGACGACTTCCATAAAAGTTGGTATTATATATGGCAGAAGATAAAATTTTTTCACAAGCTGATCTTGATCGTATTATCGGAGAACGGCTTGCACGCGATAGAAAAGAACGTGCGGAAGAGTCTAGTGTAATTGATGGGCTGAAAAAAGAGCTTGCTGATGAGAAAGAAAAAAATGCTGCGCATGGTCTGGAGAAGATTAAGACTAGGCTGGCGCGGGAGGCAAAGCTTCCGGATGGTCTTTTGGGATTTGTGCAAGGCGCCGATGAAGATAGTATGCGTGAGTCGATTGATGCTTTGATAACGGGAATTGGGCCCGGACCAAACGTAGGTGGATCAACTAATCCTGCTGGTGGCAACACCTCACCAAAAGTTTACACGAAAGCCGAATTGGAGCAAATGGAACCGGCTGAAATAAACAGGGATTGGACTAACATACAGAAGCAGTTGGCTTCTGGTCTAGTAAAATAATATTAAGGAATTATTATGACTATTGAAGGATTTATTGGCACTGTTTGGAGTGCCAGACTATTAGAGAACCTACAAAAGAGTTTGGTTTTTGGACAGCCCGGTGTTATCAATCGGGATTATGAAGGCGAAATAAGCGGCAAAGGATCTACTGTCAAAATAACTTCTATCGGTGACATCACTGTTGGAAATTATACTAAAGACAGCGACATATCTGATCCGGAAGCCCTTAATGATGCACAGGCGACATTAACCGCTACTGAAGCTAAATACTTTAACTTCTCCGTGGATGATGTTAGCAGGGCCCAGATGTCTAATAACATCATGGATGCTGCTATGAGGCAGGCTGCCTATAATCTGTCAGATGTCGCTGATCAGTTTATTGCAGGATCTTCTTATGTTGATGTTGCAACTGCTAACAAGATCGGATCTGATACTGCTGGCAAGGTTCCTAATACAACGCCTGGGACAACTGCGTATGATTACCTGCTGCAGATGGGCACTAAGCTATCTGAGGCTAATGTTCAGAAACAAGGCCGCTGGGTTGTTGTACCGCCCTGGTTTGTAGAAAAGCTGGCTGCTGATGCAAGATTCACTGATGCAAGCGCAAGCGGTTCTACAGATGCACTGCTTAATGGTAGTGTTAAGAGGGCTGCTGGATTTGATATTCTGGAGTCTAATAATGTGCCTACTGTTGCTGGATCTGGCGGAGATGCAGGCAAGACCAACTACAAGATCATTGCGGGAGTTCCATCTGCTATTACATTTGCGGATAGCGTGAACAAGGTTGAGGCTTATCGACCTGATAAGAGGTTTGCGGATGCTGTTAAAGGCTTACATGTTTATGGCATGAAGGTTGTAAGACCGTCTGCACTGGCTTTGCTGACTGCACGGGCAACAACTTAGGTGATTCAAAATGGTAAGAGATGTTTTAACGGGAAATGACGTTGCTTGGAATACGTTCCAGAATGAAGATGTTGGCGTCGCTATTGACAAAGCTGATGATGCTGAGATTAGCGTTGCTGATGTAGCGCAGGCTGATCATAAGGCCTTGATGCTTAGATTTTCTATTAGTGCAGCTACCGCTGCTGATACCATAACTATCAAGGCAGGAGATGGCTTTAGAAGTGGACTAGGCGATCTTGTATTAAGCCTAACTGGCGGTGTACAAGAAGTGCTTTGCGGGCCATTGGAGACTGCTAGATTTAAGATTCAGAATGCGGTAACCGACAAGGGCAAGATCTACATAGATTATGCTGGATCTACTATCGCTGGAACTGCATTCCTGTATTTGATTGAGAAATAGAGGGCTATAAAATGCCTTCTATTTCTTTATGGGATGCCTGGCAAACGGGAATAATATCAGAAGAGCAATATAATACTTTGTTGTTGAATGGGGCGTTTCCGAATACGATTTGGACACCTGGAGCTTTAGATGCGCCATTGACATCGGCTGATTTAACTGTCGTAAAAACTGTTGAATTGACGGGCACTAAAACGCAATCTGTCGTTGTAAAAAATACGGGAAGCACAAATTCCTTGAAGGTATTAGTTGAATTTTATGTGGACGATATGCAGGTTACCTATATCGACAATATTGTTGAGCCCGACAATGACCCACATTGGCTAAATATGGAGGGTGCATTTACAAAGGTTGCAATAAGTGTCCAGGATGCGGTGGCGGGCGATCACACTACATATGAGATTGGGGTTGTGGCAGCATGACTATTGCAGATACGGTGCCTTATGCAAGCGTATTGGAGTCGAATGATTATTTCGATGCAACAGATAACCACATGTATTGCAGCGAATGGAATTTTACCACACCGGGAGCTACTGCACAAGTCACAACACATATGTCACTGCCGCTGGCTGAAAGGCTAACTTTTGTTGCGAAAGATCCGGGCATCGCGGGCAATCTGGTAAGTGTTACTTGTGAGACTGGAACGGGTCCGGGTGGCGCTTTAACAATTGTGGTTACGGGCACGCATATTTTGATACAAATGGCGACTGGCGGAAGCGCAACCTATCAGATCAGGACTTTGATGCTGGCTACGCCTGCTGTTATGGCCCTGTTAAGCGATGTCATAAAGTATGGAAATACGACGTATAGTGATCATAGTGCTGTCTTTTTGTATGGCGGTGCAGATCCTTATGTAGCGCCAAAGTTGCCCTGTTTGTGCGAAGCTACCAGGAAGATCGATGGGCTGAATTTAGCGGGCAAGAAAGTTTTGACTACGCAAGTCAATCAATTTCCAAGAATTTATACTAAGCCTGATGGTACTGAATATACACAAAGTGCGGTTCCTGAAGATGTGAAACAGGCTTGCTGCGAGGAAGCGCTGGCTATCCTAAAATATGGAAATACTTCGAGGTATAAGCTTAAGCTTGAAGGTGTTGCGAACTTTAGCGTTGGGTCAATTTCTGAGACTTTTGATGGCAAGGTGTCTGCACTACTTAGTAAAGAAGCTGTCCGCATTATGAAAAAATATCTTGGTAAAAGTTATGCTATGAGGCGGTAAGATGGTTGTTACAACGCCTTCTAGCATATCTTTCTACTTGAATACGCCGGTTGTTCTTTCCGACAGCAATAGCGAATATTATGGTACTGCGCCTTATTTTTCTACAGCCATTAATTTAATGGTGCGGTGGGAAGATCTTACAAAAGAAATTGTGGGTCTGACGGAAACTTATGAACCGATTAATGCAGTTGTAAGTTCTGATGTTTTTATCGATTTTGATTTGACTTACAAATTGCGGTTCTTTATAAAAGAAGGGAAGCCGTATTGGATCAAGCAAGTGAAGGTTGTGCCTAATCTGGATGGCGGCATAGATTATTATCAGTATTTTGTGGTTAGAATAGCGCATTTTTAGAATAGCGCATTTTCCGTAAAAGTGTTTACTTTTATTATATTGAATATAAGTTCTTTTTTGGAATTGGGGAGCTTATATTTCAGTCTGTTATTACCTACCTGAAGCTAAGGAAAAAGGCAAAAATTTATTTTTGTCTTTTTATCCAAAGCTTTTAATATTTTTTTTATAGAAAAAGGTAATACTATTAGGAGAAAAAAACGTGACAGTGAATATGGATGCAGCTATTTGTTTCAAATTGGAGTCCGAATTGAAGGACTTCCTGGAAGATATGGCCGATAGCAAGGATATGGATCTATCAAAATATTGTAGGTACGTGATAGGTATCGGTTTAGATGAAATATATAAAAGAAATTTGAAAATAAGAGAATTGGAAATACAATTATAAAAAAGAAATAATATTAATTGCATAAGGGCGCTACGAACGCTCCCATGCATTTTTAAAATGGTGGTCTTATATATGGTAAATGAACTTAGTACTATAAAAAGCTTTTGGTCCATCTTCGATGAACTTATTTGCATAGACGGACAGCCAATACAAAAGCCCGAAATGGGCTACAACGAAGCATTTTTAAAACATTTCTGTCCCTGGCTATTTTAATGCTTTCAACCATAAACTATATATACTAGAAAGTTAATTACTTTTTAGAAAAATATATTTTTATATGAGGAATTGTATATGACAAAGGAAAAGTTTGTATTCATTGGTGCAACAATAAATGCAATTGACAAAGAAGTAATTGACAGAATAGCTGAACAGAATAGCGTATCTAAAAGCTATGTGACCAGGATGCTTATTGCTGACAGCATTCAGCATATAAAAGAACGCAATATTTTTAATATTGTGGTTTAAAAGAATAAAATATAACTGCATTGGCAGTATTTGGGAGCAACTGTCCATGCAATTTAATATACAATCTGGAGAATATAATATGAGCAACATTGATGATCCGATATATGATTATATATCTAAAATAATGATAGTCGAGAATGATAAACGCGAATTTGCAGGCCGATTGGTTGCTGTCTTAGGCAATGAACTTTGGTTCGAGGGCAGGAACGGCAGGCGCTGGATGCAAAACCGAAATGAAATTAAAACTATGCGTCTGGGCAGGCAGGTGTGAGGAATGACAATAACATTAACTGATTGTGCTCCTTGCATTTTGCGTGACAAGCAAGGTATGCCTGAAAGGTTAGACGTTTTTAAGACTGTTGACTGGCTGCAAGAAAATATGCCAGTACGAACTATCTTAGAAACGGGCGAAATGCTTTTTTATTATAATGGCATTTATATATCTGGTGGCGAGCAATATATAAGCAAGATTCTTGCCAGTACTTTTAATAATATTTATAGATATAGTGGTGTTCCTATCTATAGTCGGCATGTTAAAAGTGAAATTTTAGCAATGCTTAGGGATAGCACTTATACAGAAATCGCTAAGTTTGATAGTGACCTTTCTATAATTAATATGGAAAATGGCTTATATAATTGGCAAACCGGGAAATTCTTGCCGCATACACCTGATTATTATAGTGTTATTCAAATACCTGTTAGGTTTGATCCGGATGCAAGGTGCCCAAACATCGATAAGATGATTAATATTGTTGCAGATGAAAAGGATAGAATGAAGTGCTATGAAATGTTTGCTTATTGTTTATATAGGAGCTATCCTATTCAGAAGATGTTTGTGCTATTTGGACCTGGTGGAACTGGCAAAAGCTATTTCTTGGATGTAGTACAACGGATGTTAGGCGATGTAAATTGTTCTAATGTCAGTATGCAGGATTTAGCCAAAGATAGATTTGCATCTAGTGATTTATATAAAAAGCTGGCTAATATTTGTGGTGACTTAGACAATACTGCAATGTATCAAGTTGCTACTTTAAAGCAGCTTACTAGCAACAAAGATAGAATAAGAGCGCAGAGAAAAGGCGAAAAAGCTTTTAATTTTGTGAACTTCGCTAAACCGATTTTCAGCGCTAATCATCTGCCGTCCAGTAAAGATGACACATCTGGATTTTATAGAAGATATGAAATAATACCTTTTATGCATGTATTTGGGGCAGATGAAATTGATCAAGATTTCTTAGATAGTTTGACAAGTGATGCAGAAATATCTGGATTATTTAATAAAGTAGTAAGTATATTATGTGACTTATTAGTTAGAAATGCCTTTACCAACCAACTTAATATTGAAGATGCTAAATCAATGTACAAAGACAGAAGTGCACCTGAAGAATCTTTCTTTGATCAATTTGTAGTCGAAGTTCCTGGAGAAACTATAGCAAAAAATATGCTGGCAATGTATTTCAATGAATACTGTGAAATATTAGGGCTGCCTAAAAGATCTATGAGTATGCTTGGCAGATATATAACTTCTAATGTAGAATGGATTAAAAAAAGAGCCATTTATGATAATAAAGGCGATCATAAAAGCAATTATAGTGCCTGGAAAGATGGAAAGTCAGTAGCTGTCTGGCCAGACACAATGATAGATCTTAAGAAGTTTATCGAATGGAAAAAAGCAAATACTTCCAAATAGATTTTTTACTAAAAGTATAAGGTTTGAAATCGTTATTAAGAGCCTTAATTTACTACTAACCTTATACTATTATACTATTATAGTACAAGTAGAGTAAAATAAATTAGAAATACTTTATAGTAGTATAGGGTGTTTTTATTAGATTTCTATAAGGGGTTTACTAATACCGGTTTTGTTTTTAAATCCTAATAAAGTTGTTGGCCGATAACGGTTTTAAAATTATAGATTTGAATCGTAAAAGTGAATAATGGTTACTTATATTGAATATGTATTATAATAATTATTTACTTTTCATTTACTTTGATTACTTTTTTGGTTGAAAAGTATTTTAATGGGATTAAAAAAATGACTGATACTAGTAAGGATGAAGAAATCGTTAGGCTGTTACTTAGTGGCAAGAATCCGGGTGAGGTCAGCCATTTGGTTGGAAAGCATCGGGATAGCGTAGTGAATGCGGCTAAAAGGAATCGGGATAAGCTGTCTGACGAAATTAGAAAGAAGATCGACCAGGATGCTATAGTAGTTGATGGGAATGTGGCGGCAGGTCTGGAGATTTGGCGGCAGTACCTTAAAAGCGAGGGTAGGCAGGAACTACTTGCAAATATTATGGTGAAGGTCGCTGGATTGATTGAAAAGAGCGAAAAGACAAATGAAATTCGGGACCTTTGCGTTAGCGTTGGAATCCTTATTGATAAGTTTCAGATCGAGCAAGGCAGAACAGATGACAGTGCTAAGGCCGCTTTAGTGAAGTTATTTGAGAAGCTGGGCGAGAAGTAATGGGCGAGCTAGAGCTGCCTGTTGGCAAACAGCGGGACTTCATTTTAGAAGAGCCTGCTAGAATTAATTTGCTGTATGGGTCTGTTAGAAGTACTAAGACTTGGTCGGTTAATATAAAAATCCTTAAGGATATTTTGACATTGCCGACTGGTAATATATTGTTTGTTGGTAATACTGGTACCAGTCTGTACCGCAATGTGCTTACGCCTATTAAGGATTTAGTGGGCGAGAAGAACTTTGAGTTGAGGGCTGGCAAAAAAGAATGCGAAATATTTGGTAGGACGGTCTGGATTGAAGGCGCTGACAATACGAGTTCTTACAAGAAGATTGAGGGCGAGTCATTGTTAAGGGCATATGTCGATGAAGGCACTACTATCCCGGAGAACTTTACTAATATGCTGTTGAGCAGGTTAAGCGATAAAGGCGCTTGCCTGTACCTTACCTGTAATCCTGAGACACCCCGCAATTACATTTATAGGAATTGGATAGCCCGGCAGGATGAACTTAATATTAAGGTCTGGAAGTTCACGCTGGATGATAATCCGTACCTGCCCCTGGAATACAAGAGAGACCTTGAAAAGGAATATCCTAAAGGGACTGTCTTTTATGATAGGTTTATTTTGGGCAATTGGGTAGCGGCAGAGGGCAGGGTTTTCGGACTGTTTGCTAGGGGTATGCATTGTGAGGTGCCACCGGCTACATTGAGGCCCAAGGAATTGCGGATCGGAGCGGATTATGGCACGCATAATGCATGTGCTTTTGTGGCCCTGGAGAAGTATCTGGTGCCTGGTAGGGCAAAACCCACATGGTATGTAGCACGCGAATACTATTGGGATAGCGTGGTGGAGCATGCCCAAAAAACGGATGCTGATTATAGTAAGGACATGGCTAAGTTTGCGTCTGAGCAGTGGGGGTATAGTTCGGGACAGCCCGGTATTACTTATGGGGACAATACCAGCAAGATGTATGCCAGCACGATAGAAGTAGATCCGAGTGCGGCTTCCTTTATTTTGCAATTGCAGCGAGATGGATTGCATAAGGCACGGGCTGCTGATAATGATGTGTTGGGCGGTATCAGGAAAATAGCATCTATGATTGGCAATGGCGATCTTATTATAAATAGTGAGAAATGTCCGGTGCTTGTTAGCGAAATGGAAACTTATGCTTGGGATCAATCTGCTGCTGACAGGGGCGAAGACAAGCCCCAAAAGATCGATGACCATGTTGTGGATGCACTTAGATATGCTGTTAATAGTATACGCGTTTAAAATAGTATTAATGTTTATATAATGTTTATATAATGTTTATGGAGTTTTTATGCTTATTGATATGAATTGGCTGATGCCAAGAAGTCATTTTCCGCCAGAAGATGAAAAAGGCAGATTATTATCTTATGATAAATATAATTTGCTATATGAGGGACGACATGAAGCGGTCTGGGGCGACTTATGGGACCTTGCGGATATCGAGGATAATATTGATGTGGTTAGTACTTTCTTTGCGAGGATATACAATGGCAAGAAGCTACCGATGAACTGGTTTAAGGTGGTTACTAGCGTTTATAGTGATATGGTGGTAGGAGAGCCGCCACGCCTTATGAATCCGGTAGGACAAACTGAATTGGACGGCATTGTTAATAGAAGTGATCTGAGTGTTGTGCTTTATAATGCTTGTAATAATTTTATTCAGTTTGGTAATGCTATTCTGAAGGTCCGGTTTGTTGGGACAGGATCAGAACCCGGCAGTATTATAGAAAATGTGGATCCAAGTATCTGGTTCCCGGTAGTCAATCCTGACAATGTTAATGAATACAGTTGTCATGTATTGGCCTGGAAGTTTAAAGAGATGGTTGGTAGCAGTGTGGCCAGCTTGCTTAGGACTGAAGTACACACTGCTGGCGCTATCGATAATCATCTTTATTGGATGAATGGCGATGAGATAGATCATGAAGTCGAATTAAATATAAGTAGTAAATATATTAATGTGCCTAAGCATATTGAGACGGGAGTGCCTTACCCCCTTGTTTTTGTAGTGTCTAATATCAAGAAGCGCAATGACGTTTATGGCATAAGCGACTATGATAGCATTGAAAACCTTGTTAAGGAACTTGAAACACGTATTATAAAAGTATCTTCTATTCTTGATATTCATTCAAGGCCCGCGATGACAGGGCCTTCATCTATGCTCACTACCGATATGGAAACGGGCGAAGAAACGATGCGCATAAACGGCAGGTTCTTCGCGGTCAATAAGGACGAGGATAAGCCCGAATACATTACTTGGGATGGGAAACTGGATAGTAGCTTCCAAGAAATGGACAGACTTGTTAGTATGATTTATGCTGTGACGGATTTGAATCCGGCAGCGATTGGAGATTTTAGTGGGGGAGCGGTTGCTTCTGGTAGTGCTTTAAGGCGACTGCTTTTGAGGACAATTTCGCATTGTAATAGGATCAGGGTTCGTTTTGATCAAGTTCTTAAACGGGCAATAAAGGCTGCAAGCATTCTGGATGTTAATGGCCGCATAAAGAATGCTACTGTTGTGGAACTTAGCATAATCAGTTGGCAGGATGGACTGCCTAGCGATGACCTTGAAAACAGCATGATCGAGCAGACAAGAGCCAATTCTGGACTAACGTCGAGGTCGTCTGCAATTATGCGCTTGGATGGTTGCACGCGAGAAGAAGCTGATGAAGAGATGGAACGCATCAAGCGAGAAGCACCGCCACCACAACAATGGGCAAAACCCGTTCCTATGAACGGACAGGAAATAAGTAATGCTAGTAAGCAAGGCGGGATTGAAAAGGCCCCATTAATGCCGGATATTGTTAGCACCTTGAAGGATATCGGATATTTTAAAAATAATTCGGGATAGATATGTCTGATATCCCTAAAGAAATACAAGACCTGATTGATAGTATTGTATTGGAAGACGATCAGGAAGAAGACCCGGATTGGCTTGTGACTATATGGCCTTTAGTGCTAGCGAAATTTAGCAAAGGCATTAAAGACGCTAATTGGAAGTTGTGGGTAAAGGCGTGGCAAGACGCTATACAAGGGGCTTTTGAGATGGGCACTGTTGGCGATACAGTTGGAACGGTAGCACCGGCTTTAGTAGGGTCTGATGCAGCTATTAAATATTTTTTAGAGCATGGAATGGAATTAGTGAAAACTTTATCAACGACCGACATCCAGATTCTTAAGGGCCAGATGGTTGAGAATTGGGGCAAGGGTCCGGATGCGTTTAGAGCCGCTTTTGAGGATCAATATAAGGGGCCTGCAAGGTTAGACAAGATCTATAGGACGGAGTACGTTCGAGCCCAAAATGAGGGCATAGTGGTACGGGCAAAGGCTGCTGGCCACAAGTACAAGATGTGGCGATGTCCTAACGATGAAAGAAGCTGCCCGGAATGTGTCGCTATGGATTATGAGGTTGTACCTATCGATGAAATGTTTTCTGGTGGCGTAATGTGTCCGGGACTTCACCCGAATTGCAGATGCGTCTTAATTAGCCTGGAAGACAGCAGCAGCGAAGTGTTTTCAGAAGATGTTGAGCCGATTATCGCGTGAACACTATTTTTTTCGCAAACGACGCAAAGGGGGGGAAGGGCGAAGGGGCCGAAGGCGTCCCTTCACTTGTGAAGGGGGACGCCGTAGGCTCTGGAGCCCGACCATGTCAGCTGGAAAAAGAAGACGCTGAGAGAACGGCCCACAGGTTCAGGAAATCGTATGGATATGAGGCGTAGTGTGATTCACTGGCCGCGGTCAAAACCTTTTTATGATTTAATGGATGATTACGGGTCGCGTTGGAGGAATTTCATTGCTAAAAATCAGTTTAGTTGCGGTGTGTGTGATCTTGATAGCATGCAATTGTATTGGAGACGGTTCAGGACAGGGAATGGATTACACGTACAACGAAACTACAGGTATATACAACGTATCAGCCGGCGATTCGTATCTCAAATCCATTGGTCCATATTCTTATTCAAAAATAATCGAATCAAGATATTATGAATACGACGCGACCAATGAATCATATATAACATTATTAGCACTAGGTGATATTTTAGAAGATCAGAAGAACTTTTATAAAGAAAAACGATATAATTCTGATTATGTAGGAAAATATGATGAGTCATTGTATTTTACCGAAAATGAAGCATATGACTTTATTCGACAATGTGATGCGCTCATAGTACTTGGCAATAATTTGCTTAATGAAACTAGCATTCTATTTGAACA